AATGGTGCGGTTGATAAGGTGTGGACTTTTCAAAGGATTAATGTTAATAGAGGGCAGGTGGGAGATCGAGTTTCTTGGTCTACCTTTATAAGTGGTATTGCCAATGATTATAAGGATAAATCTCTTCATTATGATGGTTTTAAATCAGTATTAAGTGGTGTATGTCAAGGTAATGATTTTGGTCAGGATGTTTTCTTTGATGCGCTTGAACCAGATGGTGCATGGTACGATGAAGTATCACGCATTGTATGGAACGTACACCAGAGTATTATAAATAAGGATCTTGATAGTGATTCATGTTATACAGGTTTAACCTGGAGAGAGAGTCATTTAGATGATATCAGTCGTCTAGACCCTAAAATTACCAAGTCGATAGGTTTTGATATGTATAACTGTATGGAATGGGATAAATTTACAGGATGTGGCCCTGTTGTGGCTTTGCAAGCGATTTATGCATCACTTGAGCCTACTCGTAGTTGGGCAGGAATTATCAAGTGTTGTGTTGGTATTGTTGGAGTAGGTGGTATATTGACGGCTTTATATTATGGTATTAAGATGTTTGTTAAGGGCTTATCAGGTCTTATGCAGGGGACCCAATATGATGGTTCATCAAAAGTGAGGGTAAAGCCCAGAGCTAAACCGAGTAAGGGTTTGCTCCAAGGTTTGGATGATAAGAAGAATAAAGTTAGACGCTGTGTACGTGTCATACGTATATGGGACCAGGAGCGAGAAATCGTTGTTGGTGGTATGTATTGTATGATGTTTGAAGGTAAAGCTGCACTCGTTCCGAACCACTTTTATCTATCGCTACAAGATAAAAGGAAAAGTGGTATGGATGTGATTGTGCAAATTGAGAAAATTAACACTCGGAATGAGAATGTGGGTTGGATTAAAGTTGAATTTACTGATAATAATAGTGCTCAAGTTCAAACGCATGGGAAAATACAAGGAGGAGATCTGCTGGATTTACGTGTTGTTTATTTTCATAATGCTAATATCAATGGGAGTCCAAAGATTCGTCAATTTATTCCTTCGCTTAAGGAGTTTATGAGCGTTATTAATGGTCGGGAGTTACCAGCGGATGTAATGGATTCTGAAGTGGTGGATGATATACCAGTTATTTTGGGTGGAAAGTTAGTCGATTTTACGGAGGACTATTATACAAATGGGAAAGTAGTGTTCCCTATGTTATACGTTAAGTCTAGTACAGAGGAACGAACTAAAGCTGGTGATTGTGGTAGGCCATACTTTGTGCGTGATTTGCGTGAAAATAAGCCGCTGGTTGCGATGCATAGTGCTATTATAGGTGGTCGTCAATCTCCACTTGGTGCTACTCCTCTTATATTGGAATTTATAGATGAGGCTTTGCAATCAATTGACTGTGTTAAGGTTAGGCCTTTGGTTGAAAATGGGTATTTACAAGGTAGTCGTATTCTTAACAAATTTTTTGATTCAGACATCCATGTTGAAAGTGAAGTTAAGATTAAAGATCATGTTGTTAGAAGCTTTACGCCTAGTAACACTGACAAACGTAAATGGTTGTGTCATCCTGATTGGGTTGATGGATATATGCCTTCATGGAAGGGTGTACGTCCTGGGCGTCATGCCTTGTATAGTAATGCACAAAAGCAAGCACCATTAGCTAATAAATTTGTTTCTCTTGTTGAGCAACGTAAGTGTGTTAAGTGGTATGTTGCTAAATTTAATCAAGATCGGGATGTGAGTTTATTGAGTGAGTATGAGGTGTTGAATGGTACGAGTGTTATGCAACCGCTTGTTTTGAATACTAGTTGTGGTTATATAAGTAAATGGTTTAAGGATGGAAAGAAGGAAATTGTGGCCTTGAAGAACGAGGTTCGTGAATTTACTGATGTAGCAAGAACGCGTGTTATACCCATATATGATATGACGTTTATTCAGCGTTATGAGTTTATAGAAAAGCAATGCGAGTTGGGTGTTATTGAACCTGATTTATTGTGGGTGGCAACTCTTAAAGATGAATTGCGTAGTATTGAGAAGGTTATTCAGGGTAAAACGCGAGTTTTTGAACAGCCTCCCTTAGAATTTTCTTTACTAGTGCGCAAATATTTTGGTCGGTTTCTGGATTGGATTAAAAGCAATCCAGGGACTTTTTCATGTTCTGCTATTGGTATAGATAAGGAGGCAGCGTGGAAGAATGTTTTGAATCAATTAAGGGTTAAAGGATCGAGAGGTTTTGATATTGACTATTCAAATTATGATGGGTCAGTTTCAACTCAAGCGTTTGATTTTTTTAGGGAAGTTGTAGATGAATATTATAAAGATCAGAACGTTGTTAGGCACGCATTGTTGCATATATTGCAAAATAGTTGTGTTGTAGTTGGTGATCATCTTATGTTTACAGAACAAGGGAATAAATCTGGTAATCCTATGACTGATGTTTTTAATTCAATAACCAATGTTTGGTTAATATTAGTTTCTTATCTAAATGGAAGACGCATTATGTGTCTGCCAGAAACATTACGTGATTTTGAGCGTGATGTTGCACTTATAACCTATGGTGATGATGTTATTTGTGTTGCAGATAACACCACTCTTCAGTATTTTAATAGGTGTACTATAGCCGATGTTTGTGGTGATCTTGGGTATAGGGTCACTTCGGCTAATAAAACTGCAAACTTGGTACCATGCGAACGAATTGAAGAGTTGACGTTTTTAAAATCTATGTTCGTAGAAAAGGGGCAGAATATATATTGTCCTATGCCAAAAGACGTTGCAATTAGAGAGTTGCAATGGATAGATAAACGTAATATGCAAGATGAGCGCATAAAACGGGACTTAGTAGATAATTCGTTAAGATTTATGGCTCATCATGGTAAAGAAGCCGTTGTCCAGTTGCAAGAGCAACTTAAAGATAATGGAGTTGATAGTTCTTTTGATTATACCGATTTTGTGTATGATATTTCTATTAAACAACAAGCCAACGATACAGATATATATAATACCAATATTGTTAGCAAGCGAAAGGAGGGGATGGATGAATAGTTTGGATCTATATGATTGTAATTGAAAAGAAAGCATAATATAGGTTTGTTTTCGTTCGGATCTGCCTGGGATAGTGCGCCTAATGGCAATCTTCAGCGCACCGAATGGTTTTATTGACCTTTGAAGATAA